GTCCACTAGGATAAAAGTTTCGAATGGACCAAAATAATTACATAAATCTTGGGCTGAACCAAACTGCGCTATTTTCTTGGAAACTAATCCACCCCGTGGGTGGTTCATAAACAGAAAACGCAGTCAGGACTATTCTTTCGAAGGAATAGTGACCACCCAAGGGTAATACAAAATTAAAACATACACACACTCAACATGCATACATGAAATAACTAAGACGCTTTTAAAAGCAATTTAAAGAATGAGCTTAAGGCTCAAGGTTGAGGATTAAACGTTGCGCACCAACAAGATACCCAAAGCTAAAATCATCGGCTGCTGCTTCGAACACTGTAGTTTTGCCCATATTGGAAGCCCAAAAAGCGGAAACTGTAGGCGAAGCAACTCCAGAGGGAGTTGTGGTAAAGGGTAACAAACAATCATTAACAGTTAAACCCTTAGAAACACGAACAACAGATCTGTTAAGTAAAGGCCCAGCAGATTTTGTAGGTGCATCACCCTCTCGAACAATACCGAGAGGCAAATCAGAATAAAAAGGAGCTTCAAATTCAATAACTCCTGACAAATCAGGATAAACAACATGAGAAAAATTTCCTGGATTGGTGTTTAGTGCAGCTTTGTTCATGATCGGGGGCGACACTTTGGGAGTTGTGACACCAGTGACGGTCCGCACATAATAAGGGATAGAATCTCTCTCACCACCAGTAAAAGCACTAGAATTGAGATTAGAAGCAAGCGTAGACCTGTTACCAGAAGGACCTGTAAATAATTTATATCTTCTACCACCCCTATAAAACCTATAGAGATAGGAAATATAATTGAGAGGACTAGAACAGGGTTTAACTTGGACAGCATTAACCAAATCTGAATTGATATCACCAATTGTAGAAACAGAAATAGGCATGGTGATAGTGGAAGGATCTGGGACAGCATAGGTTTTGCTCCCAAAATAAGCAGTATCCAGATCCAAATTTCGAGCAACAACACTATTAAAATCAGTGGGAGATGCAGTAGAATCAACCAAAGGAAAGGGCCCAACTACGCTATATGCATTTGCATCGTCTCTCTTAAAAATGGGGCCTAAAGTCTGCGCAGTCATTCCATAACGACGAGTTAAGGTGCGCAGATTCGTGACACGCTCGCCAATAGTGGATTTGCATGGGAACATTGGATCCTGAACCCCACCCTTGAAATTATCCTCTCCTTTGGTAGTCACTAGGTCAGCACTACCAAAAATTTGGGCTTTGAAAATTTCCCGATCCTCATCATTCAGAACCGAAGGTTTATTATCCAAATCTAATTCACGGGAAGGAATAGAAGGCAAGGGTTCAGAAAAAGATGTTGGAGGAGTTTGATAATAATTAATAGCAGGAACATAACTTTCAAAATTTGGAACTGCAAGTTGAAAATCATCGCCTGCAGCTATCCAAGGAACAATGGTTACTTGATTGGCGGCTGCCGCATTGGGACTCTTCAAAGTGGTAAGGATAGAAACCACAACATTACCAAAACGAGATGTTGTACCAAGTGGGCCCAAAGAAACAGTCTGCCAAAGTGTATTCCCGACGTATGGAATATCGATTGTCAATTCTGAGGATTTAGAAAGATCAAGAATCCAAGTATAGCAAAAGTCCTGATTAGTAGTGGTCTGTAAAACACCGCCATTATAGGGGATATATGAAATTCTGAGACGACCTGTTTGGAAAGCAGTTTTGGCGACGGAAAAACGATACCGTAACGTCCCACGCCATTTCTCAAACATGGAGGAGACATAGGCGAGTTGGGTAGGTTCATACACTATAGCATTAATAGGACAAAAACCAGGGTTTACAGGGAAATTGTACAGAACATCTCCAACTGCACTATTGGTTCCTTGAGTGTTCCATTCAATTGGATCGGCACAAACATTAAAGCGCTTGCAGATATAGAGAATGTCCATCTCATCTTCAGTATTACCAAAATATTTGTCATCTGGTTGTATAGAATTATCTTGATCATATGCCAATTTAACACAATTATCCGGAGAGTTATAATTTGTGTAACCAGCAGCGGGCACGTTAACAAACTTGTTGACAAGAATAGATTGATTAGGTTTACTCCAACCAATGTTGTTCAAAGCAGAAGTTGCCCAATTAGATGCCCACCTCACCACTGGTTGTGCAATTTTAGACAAAACAGTAGTAGGTTGGATTGCTTCTCCCTGGAAAACTTGAGCATTAAACTTAGTTGTATTCACAACCTCATTCGAAGGAACGGATAATTCAATATTTTCGAACCATGCGAAAAGGGTTGCATCGACCACTCCAGCATCTCCTGACGCAAGTTTAGCAAGAGGTTGAAGATATAGGATTCCAAAATTACCTTCACCCCTAATAAGATTCATATGGGATAAAGGGGAAATGAATGGAACACGAAGCTCAACGGGACTACCAACGTTCAAGTCAACCTCAATGCCTGTATAGCCCGTGGCGTTGGGAAGACTAGTGGTCACTGGGCGGTTTGTATATTCTTCATAAGGAGTGTAGAACATCCAATACTTACCCTGCATAAAAGGGGTTGCATTATATACAATTCTAAATACCAAATCAGCCTTTAAATATGTAAAATAATTCAACTTATTAACCAAATTTGCATTTTGTGTAAACAATTTACCAGGGAATTTAAAGTTAAAAGGTCCAGGAGTCTGCGTGATCGTGAAATCTTCCATAACCTTAGGACGAGAAAGAATGCCTGCGATATCATGAGCCAATTGATCGTGAGAAGAGGAAACCCACGACTGCTCACGTTGCAAAGCTTCAGAAAAAGAGGTGGACGCAACATCGTCCACGAAAGTGACAATTTGATCAGAATTAAAAATTTGATCCTGTGTAATTTCATCTTTAACATTCATAGCAATTAAATTATGGTTTAGGAAAACCCATGCAGACTAATTAATCATACACTCAAACCGGAGGGACATATATTCTTATTTTATAGTGGCAAACATATGTCAGTAGAATTATAGAAATAACTCTCCACTGCTATCTGTTGATTCAGGCTTTGCTGCTCATCACAACCTCCATAATGATGAGCCCCATTCAACAAACCTACCTCCCACCTAGCTGTAGTGAAAGGATTTCTTCCAACATGATAATCAAATAAAACATTCAGCAAAAGAGCAACATAATGAAAACCTGCATAACACTTGCGAAATCTTGAATAGTATGAAGGAAACACACAAGAAATCAAGAGACAATAAACTCCGAGGAAAAATTCCATTATTAGGCCATGAAGATCACTCCACACAATCCACAAGGCCAAAGGATTCATCAAAATCAAAGGAGAAGGAGTGGAGAGTTTCTCAAACTTTTCAGAAACATACACCTCAGCTTTCGCAACGATCATACCATAATTCGTCAATTCAGTGGTTCGATATTCGGAAAACGTGAGAATTTGTGGGGCTAGACCAACCTCATTAGCTGCCTGACGCATCTTTTCAGTCCAATACTGGAAAATTTCATGATCATGCAAAGCTAGTTCCATAGCAGCATTCTCTATGTTGGCCACTGTAGCATCACCATGGTCAACACATTGACGAATCCAATTCACCATCTCAGTGCAGGTATTGATGTCAATGGGTGCAAGGTATCGTTGCTCAAATGGATCCCATTTAAATTGTCTTTTCAAATAGCCAACTTCAGAGAGGGTCCGATAAGGCAACATCTTTCCAGTTTTAGCTTCATCAGTATAAGTCATTCCGAAAGTAGCAAATGCCTCCGCCATGGTGATTTGATTAAACACTGATGAAATTTCATCTGAAATGTTCAAAACGTTATCGTCACCATAAGCAACCATTGACACGTGCTTTCTAAAATACTTCATTGAATTATATCTCGTACCTGCAGTATTCAACATATACACGTAGCGGACTGCGATACTGTTGTAGATAGAATTCAAAATGGCTGTGATCGGGCATCCAGATGGTTGCGAATGAGTCCACATGTAGATTGATCCACCACAAACATGCACACTATTGCATATCTCGCGCCACAAAATACGACGAATTTGGGCATTGGCCTCACCATCATCATACCAGGCGTTAACTATCTCAAGGATTTCATGCAAAATCTCAGAATTCAGAGTACCATCAAAATTAGAGAAATCACCAGCAATGACCTTTTTGCCTTTCTGAGAGAGCAAATCCGCAATAACGGTCCAGTCCATCGAATAAACATTAGTTCCAACTGAAATTTCATTAATATTTCTATTGTGGGCACAATGTGCAGCAAAGCCTAGAAAATATTTTCGGAAGATGAGAGTAAAATCAGCTGGGCCTGCAGAAAAAACGCGAGTTTTCCCTTGATCCACTTTCTCAATTGGACGACGTTCATCTTTCAAAGTATCTGTCCATATAGTGGGATAACGCTCATTTCTTAATGCCATTTCTTCACGATCTCGCATATTCTGAATCATGACAGGATGCAATTCATATTGTTCATCCTTACCAAACCATTCAGTTTTGCCAGGAAGTTTAGTCATGTTTTTCCAGGGGTATCCAGGGGCAGTTGAACGCTTCAATGGACAGGCAAAATCATCTCCCTCAATTCCAACGACGGATTCCCAATCTGATAAAACGCGTTGACGAACAACGTCTCTCTTGAAGTTTAATTTCACATCATTGACAGCAGCACGCAAATACTCCTGATTCAACATGGTGGATGGAACTCCACATTTCTTTAATCCTTCAAACATTGGATCAAAAATTTTACCATCTTTCTTAAACGGAGATAGGTGCGCAGGCTTGCACAATGGCTCAGTTACCATACCGTGGATTTCAGAAGCCCTAAGGCTAGTGACTTTAGGTCCACGGACGTCATAAAGCGGCACACCCAGCGGAATAAAATCTCCTTCGGGTACAACAATAGATGGTGACACCTGTGAAACCCAGCGTTCTGAATTTAGTTCAACTTTACTGGACAAAGAAAATTTTTCAAGAGTCTTTGCGATTTGATCGCCATTAAGTGATACAGCTATTCCAACTCCAGTGGCGCCTGCAACATGCATACCAATCAATTTACGCGTGATCAGTGGAGATATGGCGATAAGGACACTCCCACAGTCGCCTGAAGACGTTTCCAAATCATAATGATATCGCTGGCGAATCTTGATCTCAACATCACGATCATAGTAGGTGAAGGGCGTATCATAACCTCTCACTCGTCCAAAACGCTGCACAACTCCATCAGCACAAGGCGTCAACAAGACTCCTTTAATCTCTGTAAATTTTGAAATCTCGTCACCAGTAATAATAGATTTGAGAATATTCGGGTGGTCACTCACAATGCGAGGAGTTTCAATCAAGATTGTGTCTTTCTCAGTGCCATCTGAAGAACCAACTTGTTCAACACGAATCACCTTAGGTGAAAATTGAAAACCATGCGACATTTTATGATTCCAAATTTTGATGGAATCACATTGCTCAATGTACGGCACCAAATGCTTTACCGTCATGAAAATACGCCCAATGATAAAGCAACCCCGCACAGTGGCCATGTGTTCATTGCCCTTGTAACATGAGATATAATACATGTTACTAACAATCTTCTTTGACAAATCAAAGGCGTTTGCATCAGCCATAAGTTGGGCTTTTCCATCTTGGGTCTCTTGCGATATCTGATTGATGGTAGCGACGCGCGGATCAACAATGGCCTCAGCTCGGTTGTTCCTTCGCCACATACGGCATTGAGAAACTCCATCGGCTAATTTTTCCGTACGAAACCTCCCAGTCTTTTGAGTTTTGGGGTCACCTGAAGCTGTTAATTCAGAACGCACTCTCTGATTTCTCATTGTGCGCGGATCACCTGAAGCTGTCAACTCAGTGTGGAATCTCGTCTGACGCACAGTTTTTGGGTCACCGGAGGCTGTCAATTCAGACCGATAAGAAACCTGTCGTGGCATAACCAATGCTAACAAACCAATTAGGGCAGTTACGACAACCAAGGATACAGCCAAGACTACATTGTCGCGTATAAAACGAACTGCTCGTGTAAAATAGTCACTGATCAAATTTGCTGTGGCATCAAGCGCTGCTTTCGCAGATCGTAACCAATCCCTTATAAATGGCGTTTCTAGGACCCTACTACGGAATGACACTGAATTCCACGCGACAAGGCCAAAATCTAAAGCCATCTGCTTCGCACTTTTCAATTTTTGAATAGTGTCTTGAGACAGAGTGACTAAGAAATCTTGAATAGATTCTTTCTTGGTCTGCCAGTTAACTTCATTAATCAAAGCCAGTACATGCTTGCGTTCGGAGTCTGTTAGTTGTTTAACAAACAATTCGCTGTCCAAGATGTTTAGATATCCATCTGCATCAAAATGAACGATTTCTCTTCCGACTTGGGCGCTAGCACGCTCATTTAGTTCATCAATAACTCTATTGGTTCGATTGATTTTCCTATCATATCGGCGAAATACTAACGCAACAAGCTGATCATAATTAAGAACGGGATCATCCGTCGTGTGTCCGGTCATTGGGTCACACAGTTCAAACAAATACACGTCGGTATTTATCATCTTTTGATTTGCCTGGAATGCTTTGTCAGGATCCAAACGGCTACAACCTTTCTTCCTGAATTCTGGTTTTACAGAGACCTGCACCGAGATATCTATGCGACGACGCACAGCTTCGGGGTGAGTCAGGGAAGCTGGTTTAAAATAAGCAGTATTTGAGGACAAAATAACTGCTTTTGAGTTAAAATAGGTGCGGCTCTTCTCTACTATTGATGCCATGTGTAGCGGATAAGGTGCTAAGTTTCCCGTACGAATAATCTCGAAGAATTCGAGATTTGGGGCTCCAGCAGCGTCAACCATTTGACCAAAATCATCATACAAAGTGATACGTTGGTTCTTATAGTTATCCCAATACTGCTGCTCGACATTGCGGGCATAAATCTCTTCAGCCCATTTACCATCAACTAATCCATCTCGCTTCAAGATGTCAATAGCCAAAGGATACATCATTCCACTTTTGCCCACTCCGGACGCACCATGTAAGTGAATCACAAGAGGTTCAACACGAGGACCACCTTTAAAAGCACCTGATGCCTGGACCTTGTCATAATACGAGCGCACTACTCCAAAGTGTATATTCAAACAACTCAGAATTTTTGAGTCCATTTTCAAGTCGGTGGCCGTTGTAAGATAAGTCAACCCTTTGCGGTATAAACCTTCAACATGGGTACATTTCTGACGATCACGAGCTATTTCATCTATAGTCTCAACTCTAACAAGTTCTTGGACTTCATCATACCATTCCTTGATGCCATTGAACTGACCTTGCGCCTCTTCAATTTCCAATGGATATCCACTGTACGCATGATACAACACGGGAAACAAATCTTTCATAACCTTATCTATCAACTGCCAAACACTGGTGATACCTCGAGAAAAAGATCCAATTTGAGACACCAATTTTGTACATAGAGTAATGTCCGGAATGAATCTAAAGACGAAATAGGACAGAGATGCCAAAATAGAGAAAGAAGAAGTCAGTACATTAAAAACTTGTGCTGTAGGGCGGTTTAACCAAGTCAAGAATTTCTTGATATCAGCAACTTTGCCCCCAAGTGTAATGACAACATCAATAATCCAAGCTGTCCATGATACAATGGATCCATTTAGGCCAGGCATAAGGGCTAACTTGCACGCAAACTGCAAAGCTTTTGTCCAATAGTCCTCAGAACAACCAGTGTGGATATTCTTCAAGGATGCAATCAACCTTTCAATTTGGGGCAAACATATATTATGGTCAATTGAGAACAAAGCTTGAGCCTCGTATAAAACTTGAGCCTCAAAATGTGTTTCATTGATGCGCTGATACAGTTGGGCATAATCCTCATCCAATCTACTCAATTTGAATACAACTTGTCTATCACCAACATATCGATAAGTAGTCAAAATATGTTTTGGATTCGTTGCAATAAAAGCAGGGACAACTTTTGGAAATAAGACAGCAATTTTTCCCCAGTTTCCATCACGACAAAGTGATTTTGCAATTCTGCGCTTATATGTGTTGTCGCAGCACAGAACGCTCAACTGAGCAATAGTCATTTGGGAAAACTTGTCTTGAGAATATTTAGCTAACTTGGAATACATTGTAAGCAGTATATAATCATATAGTTGTAAGCAATATTTTAAAGGTTTTAAGGTTGTAGTTATCAACAACAAACTAGAAATTACAAAACTCCAACCGGAATTGGTTAATCCTTTTGACAACCCGCGGGAGTGAGGTGCTTAAGCTCAGTCCTACTATCCTCGGTAGTTTTAAAACGCGGCGTAAGGGAAGATTCATAATTATCATGAATGTTGCATTAAAGTCTAACAAGTAACTCATTTGGCGTACAACCATATAGCCAAACTCTAAACACGAGTTGTTAGAACTTCTTCCATAAATGGGAACAAAGTGTTTCATACACAGTAATTGTCACATTAACGGCGAAACGCTAAGAACGAGTGCCTTCCTCACGGATTACAGTTTCTCGTACGTTAATGCCAAGTAAAGCGACTACTTCAAGTTGTAATCAATTATAAGCGGCAAAAGCCTTAAGAAGAAAAAGGAGAGCTCTTAAAAAGAGTGTTCCCTCCCGATAGAAAATGAACTGTGGAAACAGCGAGTGGCTCTAGGCGCTCTTCTCTGACATCACTTGTTCAAAGAATTTAACGGAAACGGCGAGTGGCTAAAATAAAGCGCTCTTTTCCGACATCG